ATGGATATGGCTATGGCTCTGGCGATGGCTATGGCTATGGCTATGGCTCTGGCGATGGCTCTGGCGATGGCGATGGCTCTGGCGATGGCTCTGGCTATGGCTATGGCGATGGCTCTGGCGATATTAAAAGTTTCAACAATGTAAAAGTTTGTTATATTGATGGGATACCCTGCATATTTAAAAGCATAAAATTAAATATTGCAAAAGTTAATATAATAAACAAAGATTTAACCTTAACAACAACGTTTGTAGCTAAAGGTCACAACCTATTCGCTCACGGAAAATCAATAAAACAAGCTGTAGATAGCTTACAAGAAAAGATATTCGATACTATGTCAATTGATGATAAGATAGAATCTTTTATATCACAATTTGATATGAGTCTAAAATATCCAGCTTCTAAGTTCTATGACTGGCATAATAAATTGACAGGTAGCTGTGAGTTTGGTAGAGATAACTATTTCAAGAATCACGAAATAGATATGGATGACAAATATACGGTCACTCAATTTATCAATTTAACGTTAAATGAGTATGGCGGAGAGATAATCAGTCAACTAAAAACAGCATTATTATAAAACAAAGGAAACACTATGACAGATAAAGAAAAAACAGAAAGAGAAAAGACGCATTATAGAAAAGCGTTCAACTCGCCATATTTAAGCAGCGGCGATATAGTTGGACCAACAATTCTGACAGTTGAACGATGTGAGTTGTTGCCAGATCAAACCAAGCGGACTAGGGATAATTTTAACACTATCACGTTTGCTGAAAAGGAAATCAGGCAAGGCGAAAAACTCAAACCAATGATATTGAATGCAACAAATAGTAGAACCATGAAAGACTTGACTGGGTCGCCATTTATTGATGATTGGAGCGGAACACCTATAACGGTATATGTTGACGATAACGTGCGAATGATGGGCGAGACAGTTGAGGGTTTGCGTATTAGTAAGGAAAAGCCAAGAATAACAAAGGCTGAACTGTTACCCGATAAACCTATGTGGAAGAATGCCATTGTTGCTTACCAAAGAGACGGAAACCTTGATAAGGTAAAACAAAGGGTAACAATTAGCAAGGCGAATGAAAAGGCGTTGATTGAGGAGGCAAAATCATGATAATTAAAACAACTAATCCGACACTAAAATGTTATTGCTGCGGAATGGAATTTTCTGGGAAATATTACGATTTTGGCAGTATACATCATAATAATTATACATGTGATGGAAACCTGCAGGTAAGTGTTAATCGTTTTTATAAAGGGGATGCTGAAGCTAAATATGATGTGTTTCTTACAGGGATTGCGTTGGATTGGAATATGTGCAATTTAGAAGATGTTCAATTAAAGAACTCAATGAATATATTTGAATGTAGACAAAAGTGGTTTAAAAAACATGGACATGGTGAGATTTTCAATTATATGGAAGATCATAGACAATATATCAAAGAGGAATTCGACAAGGTTGTTGATTATTTTATAGAAGAAAAAGAAAACGAATTAAAAGCTATAAAGATGAAAAAAACGTTGATTGAGGAGGCGAAACAATGAGAGATATCAAGTTTAGAGCGTGGGATAATAAAATAAACAAGTACAGAAAAGATGGTCAAATACAATTAGGTTCAGATGGTCAACCTTTTGTATTGTTTGCATCTCAATTTGGAAACTTAGTAGTTGAAGAGATTGTAAATGTTATCATCGAACTATACACTGGACTAAAAGACAAGAACGGTGTCGAGATTTACGAGGGGGATATAATAAGTAATCCTACATATGAAGAATCTTATGTCGTTGAATATGTGAAAACTCTTGCTGGATATGTTGGATATGGTGATGATAGAATTGCGGGATGTTATTTGATAACAGACGACGATATAGAAATAATCGGCAACATCCACGACAACCCTGAACTGGTGGCTAATAATGTGGATTGATTGTCAACAAAATACCGATGAGTGGCTGGATATGAGAGCTGGAAAAGTTACAGGCTCGGCAATCGGTAAAATCATGGCAAACTATGGCAAGTCATTTGGCGAACCTGCAAAGAAGTTGGCGGTTGATATTGCAGTTGAGCGGATCACAGGTAAACGAATCACAACGAATGACTACAAAAACTCTCACATGGAGCGTGGACACGAAGAAGAGCCAATTGCTAGAATGTTATATGAAGATATGTTCTTTGTTGATGTTGGCAATGGTGGCTTTTACGACAATGGAAAGACCGGTTGTTCCCCTGATGGATTGGTGCTAGATGATGGCGTTATTGAGATTAAGTCAGTAATAGCAACAACTCACTATGCTACAATTGAGCGGGGAAGTTTTGATCCTTCTTACAAATGGCAATGCTACTTTAATCTGCGTGAATCAGGGCGTAAATGGATTGATTTTATTAGTTATTGTTCAAGTTATCCAAAAAAAACAAATATTTATGTTGACAGAATAGAAAAGTGTGATATAGTGGAGGAAATGAAAATGATAGAAAAGAGATTGGAGGAATTTGAAAAGTTGGTTGAAGAAGTTAGTAGTAGAATAACAAAAAATTAAAACGAAATAGAGGAAAACGAAATGGCAAATATTAATTTTACACCAGACAAGGCAGAAGCAGATTCAATGGGAGCTTATACACCATTGCCTAAGGGAAAATATGAAGTGATGATTGTTGCATCCGAATTGAGAGATACTAGGGCGGGCGATGGCTCATATCTAAGTTTACAATATACGATTCTATCTGGGGATCAAACCAATAGAACTTTGTATCAAAATTATAACATCAAAAACCCAAATCCTATGGCGGTATCGATAGCACATAAGGCATTATCTGCTTTGTGCTTTGCTTGTGGAAAGGGTGAGAGTGTTGCTGATTCAGAAGATTTGCATAACATTCCGCTGATGGTTGATGTTGTAATATCTAAAGATGGCAAGAATAACGACATCAAGTCTTATAGCAAATCAAACAACGCAGTATCGGCACAACCAGTACAAGAGTTTGTGACAACACCACCCATTGGAGCTAGTACAGTTCCAGGTGATACAACTGTGGTATTCTAACTAACAACGCCCCTGAAATGGGGCAACCTTTTGAGGGCATTATGAGACATTTAAAAAATCTAAGTATAGAAAAACTGGAACACGAGAAGATAGTAACAGAAAAGACAATAAATATGTTGACCGTTAATTTACAATTTGAGCGAGCCAAATTGAATTGGGTTGAAAAATATTTGATGGATAAGAAAGGGGTATAAAATGACGTATTATGAATTTACGGAAGAGTGTGAAAAAAGAAACATACCCAAATCAAGATTAATTGGGAATATTGAAATGATTGACGCATTGTGTGTTAATGATGATGATAAAATATTTGAAATACTTGACGAATTACAAGGAGAAAACAAATGAATGGATATTCAGCAGAACGTAGAGATATGTATATGGACAGAGAACTTGACGAATATTTAGAACGTGAAGATGAGGGGTTGGACAGCGATGATATAGAAAATATTGATGAAGATAATGAAACTTGGAATAAAATAAGGAGTAAAAATGAATGAATCATATTTGATAGAAGAAGAAATTGCAAGCATGGAAAGTAAAATTGCATCTGAACAATTAAGGATAACTCACGTTATGGATAATATTGAGTTGCAACAACGGCATTTGAATTTTTTAAGGGAGGAACTTGAAACTTCTAAAACGAGGGATTACTAATGTCGGATCTTGTGATAGTACAAGATACTCGTGAAAAGAAACCACTCAACTTCACGAATGTCAAGGTGGTTGTTGCCGGGTTGAAAACTGGTGACTATTCAATTCAGGGATATGAAGATAAATTCTGCATTGAGCATAAGTCTATCAAAGACCTAATTGGCACTTGTGATCATAAGAACAGAGAGCGGTTTGGTAGAGAACTGGCACGAATGAAATCAACATTTGACTTCTACGCAATAGCAATCTCTGGCGTTGCTAGGGATATGTTGCCAGTCTGCAACAAGATATACCAAATGCAACGCAAGCAAGGATTGAAGCGAATTGTTGCTCCTGATGTTAGATGGAAGGGTGTGATTGGATCACTCAAAGCATTCCGAGCTGATTATAACTGCCATTTCTATTTTTTGGGTACTAGAGTTTTGACTGCCGAGTGGATATTGGAGCAAGCTAAGTATTTTATAAGGCATCAAGGAGAAAAGAATGATTGATTTATATAAAGGAGATTGCCTAGAAGTAATGGATAGACTGATAGAGCAAGGAGTTAAGGTTGATGCGATTATTACAGACCCACCATACGGTACAACAGCTTGTAAATGGGATAGTGTTATTCCTTTCGATGAAATGTGGATAAGACTAAACAAACTCATAAAACCAAACGGAGCTATTGTATTGTTTGGTAGTGAACCTTTTAGCTCTGCTTTAAGAATGAGTAATATTAAGAACTATAAGTATGATTGGGTGTTTAATAAAAAACTTGCAGGGAATGCACAATTAGCAAAACATCAACCTCTAAAGATACATGAACTTATCCATGTATTTTCTTCTAAAGGAAGAGCAACTTATTTTCCTCAAAAGACTAAAGGGAAAATGAGGAAAAAAATGGGAATGTCTATGAAAAAAAATGAAATTGCTACCAGTAACTCAATACAAGAAGAATATGTAAATGACTTATACTATCCAAAAAGTATACAAGAATTTTCAATGGCAAACAGATTAAACAGAGTTCACCCAACCCAAAAACCAGTAGCACTAATGGAATACCTAATCAAAACATACACCAACGAAAATGAAACAGTATTAGACTTCACAATGGGTTCTGGAACAACAGGAGTAGCTTGTAAAAATCTTAACAGAAGATTTATAGGTATTGAATTAAATGGTAAGTACTTCGAGATAGCAACAAAAAGATTGGCAGAACCACAATTCAATCAACAACAATTTAATTTATAATAATAAAGGGAAACCATGCAACAAGATTACTCGTTCAGCTATTTTGAGACTCGTACATCTAAACCACAATTGATTACCTTACAAGAATTTTTTGAAAAGATAAAGAATCCAAAGCCAGCAACAAAGCGATTAATAACAATGATAAAAAAGGGTGATAAGCACCTTAAAACGCATCTTCCAAGTGTAACCTTATCAGGGGATTTTCAGTCAATAAAAAAAGGTGGTTGTAATAGCCTTAATGGTTTAATGTGCATAGATTTTGACCACATTGATAACCCAACAGAGTTTAGGGATAAAATTGCAAGCGATCCGTTTACCTTATCATCTTTCCTATCCGTATCAGGCACGGGAGTTGCTGCAATTGTTAAGGTTGAGAGCGAAAAATTCAAAGATGCGTTCCTAAATTTGGAGCAATATTACTTAAAAAAGTACAACAAAGAGATTGATGCTGCTTGCAAAAACAACAATCGCCTACGGTTCTTGTCGCATGATGCCGATATTAAAATAAATATGAAGTCAAAGCAATTTAAGGATTATTCTCTTGCAAAAGAAGATGAGCACCAACCAATATTGTCAACATCAACAACCAATGAGGAACGTCCCGGGGATACTTATAACGAAAAAGCAGATATTCCAACCCTACTTGTCAATCATGGTTGGAGCTTATTCAAGAATGGGGCAGAGCAACAATGGACTAGACCCGGAAAGAAGGTTGGTATCTCGGCAACTTGGAACGGTCAGCATTTGTATATGTTTACGTCTAATGCCCCAGGATTCGAAGCTGGGCAGGGGTACACGCCATTTGCAGTCTATTCCATACTTGAACATGGTGGAGATTACAATTCCGCTACAAAGGCACTAGGCGAGGAATACAACGAAGTGATTGAATGCCCCATCCTAAGCCTGAGAAACTTAAACAAGGTTAAAGAGCCACCGCCACCAAATCAATATGAAAGTGTATCCTATCCATTCGACCAGTTTATGGTTACTAAATTTAACAGAGAAGAGGTGCTGATTGAAAATTTTCTTGAGCGTACAGATATGCTGATGATAATTGCACCAAGTAAAAGCCGGAAAACATTTTTCACATTGCAACTCGCCTTGTCAGTTTCGCACAATAAGAGTTTTTTGGAGCTACAACCAACAAAAGCACATAAGGTTATGTATGTCAATTTGGAACTTAAAATGGGTAAATTGCAAAAACGTATGAGAAAAATGGCAAATAATTTATCAATAGATAACAAAAGTTCTGATTTGATTATTCTTAATTTGCGACAATATACATTAGAACCGATTCTTGACGTGGTTGAAAAAGAGGCGTTGATACACGAGCCTGCTATAATTATAATAGACCCCCTTTACTTGGTGCATGATGGCGATGAGAATAAAACACAAGACATGAAAAGGGTGTTGGGTCGTTTGGGAGGAATATGTGGGAAGAGTAACGCCTCGTTGATATTGGTGCATCACGATGCCAAGGGAGTTGCAGGAGATAGAGATCAGCGAGATAGAGGTGCAGGAAGTAACGCTCCAAGTAGGGCTTGCGATGGTTCAATAACAATGACACCACACGCTGAGGAAGAAGATTGCTATTGTATTGACATTATGACTAGAGATTATGAGCCACGACCACCATTGGTGATTAAGTTCAATCAGGGGCATTTTGTTGTGAGTGATTTGGAATACAATCCAAAAACTTCAATGAGCAAGAAAAAGGTTGACTTGACTGATATTACAGAAAAAACTATTGAGCATCTCAAAGTAGTAGGGATGTTGGTACGGGCAGACTTGGAGCTATACATTGAGAAACTGGGCGTAACGTCTAAGGATAAGAGAAGAACGGTTATTAGAATGGTTCAAGATGGTGCGGGAATTTATAAGAGCGATAAAATAAATAGGACGTATTATATTGGAACGAATGATCCAATTGTTAAGATTAACGCAGATAATAATAAAAACAAATTAGGGATCAAATAAATATGAACAACAAGAAAATCAATTGGAAAGAAAAAGCAAAAGAAATGTACAAAGCTGGGCATGATTATAGTGCTATATCAAAGGCACTTGGAATTAATAACAACACAATTGCAAAGGCATTCTCACGTGTTCCAATTACGGAGCGAGTCGCAATGAAGCAAGACTATTATAAAAATGTTATAATTCCAGAACCAGTTGAGCTTGCTGGAGATGATGAGCAAGTCCCCGAAAAGATAGACAAGGGAGATTACTTCATTGTCAATAGCAATAAGGTAAGTGTTTCAATAACCAAGATTAAGTTGAAGCTGTTGAAAAATCTATATTGTGGTCAAAAAATGACTATCAATCAAGCTTGCTTGGAACTCAATATAGATAGAAACGATTTTCACGTTATCAAAACTGCATTTGGAATAACCAAGGATGATGTCCCCGTATTGGATGAAGAACTTGAAGACATAGACAATTGCGTTGAACAGAGCTTACAACAAAAGAAAAAGCTATACAGAACAAAACTTCAAGCCAAAGAAATTGCTGATAATCAAAGAGAATTAGAGCGTTATCGTAGCAAAGATTATTGGCTAGAAAAGGCACGAGATATTGTTGCAGATGTTAAGCCGTGTGAATACGAACCCACCCAAGCAAGAGTTACAAGTTCGCTTGAAGCTCAACTATGTCTTGCTGATTGGCATATTGGTATGGAGTGCGACAATCATTGGAATACATTTAATCTAGATGTTGCAACCAGTAGGGTTAAAGCTTTGTTAGAAGAGGTATGGGATGATTGTCGGCTATATAATATCGAAACAATCCACGTGATGAATTTAGGTGATATGATACATGGTTTAATTCATGTATCAACAAGGGTTGAAGCAGAGTTTAACGTTACAAGGCAAGTGAGGGAATCAGTCAACCTAATTGCAATGTTGCTTAAAGAATTGTCGCAAATATGTGAGGTGAAATTTTACAACACCTATGGAAATCATTCTAGGTTTACCTTAAATAAAAAAGATGCACTTGATACAGAAAACTTTGAGTTGCTTATCCCTGCAATGCTTGAACAAGTTTTTGCTGACTATCCAAATATTACCCACGTTGAAAATGAGATTGACGAGCAATGGATTGTTGCAGATATATGTGGTCATTGCATTGTTGGAACGCATGGAGATAGAGATAAGCTTAAAAAAGCAGCAACCAATATTAGTATGATGTACGAAAAGCCATATAAAATTTTCATAGGACATAAGCATCATTTGGAAAGTTTGATGGAGCATTCCGTTGAGGTTAAGATGGTTGGATCGCTTTGTGGAGTTGAAACATTTGCAAAGGATATTAGAAAAACAAGCCAGCCAAGTCAAAAGCTATGTATCTATGACCCGCAAGGATTGATACACGAGCATGATATTGAGTTGTAGTTAATGATTTATGCCGAAGTAGCTCAGTTGGCAGAGCAGCTGATTTGTAATCAGCAGGTCAACGGTTCGAATCCGTTCTTCGGCTTTTAATGTTGGGGCGGTGCAGTCGGTTCATTTAAAAAGGACGGAGAGCTAGAATCTCTAAATGTGGGTGCGAAATCCCACACCGACTGTCTTTATGTTTTACCAACAACGCCCCTTTTTGACAAAAATAAATGATACCTGATAGGTTATAAAAATCAACAATATGGCGATTTTATACTTGATTGGGTATAATAAATAAGGAGTAATGATGAAGCAATACAATAAAAGAATTGATGATTTAGAATTGAATACCTGTAATAAAAACTTATTGTCAAGCGGTAAACAAGAAAGAATGGAGATTTGTCAATGGTTTGCAAAAACAACAAGAAAGATGGTTATTGCTTATTGGTCGATTCCAACAGACGAAGGTGTTGATTTAAAGTTTGTTGGCAGTAGACCATTTAATGTTGACAAGAAAATCTTTTGGAAACTTGCCAAAATTGGACAGAAGAAAATGGAAAAGGAAAGTAAAAAACTATATGAATAACGACATAACATTCTGTGTAAGAGAAAACTGTGAGAACTTAACTGGAGGTAGATAATGAAAGGTAACGATTTTATGGACTTTTTCGAAGCAATTAACTCAAATCCAAGTGATATAAAAAGTTGCAAGGCTAGAATCAAGCAATTGCAGGATTCGTTAGCAACAATATCTAGGGCTACAAAGTTTAAGGAAACGATTATAGAAATTGGCAGATTAAGTAAAATGGTATCTAAGTTAGAGAATCAATAAACTGGGTAGTTGTACTAACCAAACGAGATGGTTGCATTATATGGAACTATCTATCACCTTTAAAGTGTACCACATACAGATATTTGACACCTTGAAAGTGTATTAGTAGGTTTTTTTGACTAAAGTCCAACCTTTATAGCTATTCATTGGAGTCCATCCATAATAAGTCATCATGCCATTTTTTTCAGGAATAAAAATCTCAATCATATCATCGTCCACATCAGCAATAATCACATATTGATCAGGATGTAAAACAATGTCAGCATTGTGGCTTTTTAAGGTCTTGCAGCTTGATACGCAAAAACTCAATATTACCAATAATATCATTATATATTTCTTCATCATAATTACTTTGCTCCTTTTTAGTTTCAAACTTTTTAGCCTCTTTTTTATCTTTTCTATCCAAGACAAAGGCAACAACTTTTAACAAAACATCCACTAGATTAATCATTTTTACTCCTTATCCTTCTTGTTTTTACGTTTATATTTTCTCCAAATAGGACCAGACAAAATTCTTACTGCCCGATATGCAATCAAAACCTCACGTCTTTGGTTTTTTCTATCAAGTGCAATGTTTCGCAACAATCTATCTGCAACGGCTCTTGTTATTCTTTTATACAACCCCGCATTAATATAAAACCAATCGTGTACAAGTGCAGGGATAGGGTCTTGCATCAAATCAAAAAAGTTTTGTATAAACATTGGAATAGTCCAACCATCCCATTCATACCCTTTTGGTATCTTATAAACCTTGCCATTTATAATTATAAAGCAATCACGTATCAAAATATAAACACGTCTTCCCCCTTGCCACTTGCCAGTAAAATCATATTCAGGCTCACCAATAAACTCATATTCTAGTTTCATTTATTCACCTGCAACAAATCTTTCATTCTTTTTATTTCAGACCACCCACGATTTGAACGCTTAGGGTTAAACGCCCCAGCAACTT